ACCCAAGCCTACAGAGATGAGCGAGTTTCATTGGACACCCCGTGCCCTGAAACTATACGCAAAACAGTTCATGAGAATGGCGTACCCCGAATGGAACTCGTCTGAGCATCGCGCTCTAATGAAACTATGGGGTAAAGAATCAGGCTGGAATCACAAAGCGCAGAACCCTACTAGTTCTGCCTTTGGTGTTCCACAACTATTGAAACTTGACCCCGATACCCCAGCCCCGCGTCAGATTGAGCGGGGGCTGGGCTATATACAGCACCGTTACGACAGACCATCAGTTGCATGGTCGCATTGGAGGGAACATGGCTGGTACTAAGGAGAAACAAATGACAACAACAGTAGGAATACCAGAATTATCAGAGGTAAAAGAATTAGCCAGGAAACTTTATGATGATGAGTTCGGTCCCTTTTATTTACTTGGCTACCTATGGGCAATGCTAACCAAAGAGCAACAACAAGATGTGTTGGAATCCTTCCAACGCTATACAAAAGAAAAGGAAAAGAAATGACAGTAACACTAGAAGAAATCGAAAACTATCACAACATCCTATTGGGTGAGAATGGTAAAGAAAAACAACTACAAGCACAACGCAAGCGTTTAACAGATGCAATCTATGCACAGATTGATTCAGGTACAGAGCCAGACTCAGACCATATTGCAGAGGTAGCAGCAGGTATGCAAAAAGATATTCAGTTGCGTGACTTTATGTTAGGTCTACCATCTGAGCGCAAGATTGAAGATGTTAATAATTATCTAGGATACTTTTGGGATTCAGTGCCGAAGGAATACATAGCACCTATTGCTAGTGTACTTGCTTCTAATCTATATTCTCTTGAGCGTCTAGATGATGCAAAAGAAATGCTTGAAATGGCACTCATTGCTAAGCCAAACTATTCACTAGCAAATCTGCTCAACCGTGTATTCAATTCAGGTTGGCCAGCAGGTGCGTTTGTTGCAATGACTCATGAACTACATCCAAAGGTTAAAGAAGGAATGGGTATCTAATCATGGGATTGGATATGTATCTCTACGCCCGTAAAGGTATTGCATCTATTGACTGGACATCCACTCCAGATGGAGGTCTAAACAAAAAGCCTAATGCTGATTATAAAATCCTTACATCACTTATGGGTGCTAATGATTGGGCTTATAACCCAGACGAATCAGCCTATGCATCTGTGTCAATTCAAGTTGGATACTGGCGCAAGGTTAATGCTATTCACAACTGGTTCGTTGAGAACCTAGCAGATGGAGAAGATAACTGTCAGCCTATCTATGTACCTCGTAGTTCTTTAATTGACTTAAAGATTCTATGTGAAGAAGTATTGGCTGACCACGATAAAGCAGAAGAACTTCTGCCAACAGGCGCTGGCTTCTTCTTTGGAAGCACAGAGTATGACGAATGGTATTTTTACGGTATTGAAGACACCGTAAAGATAGTAAGTAAACTCATTGAAGATGTACCTGAAGGATGGGCCTTCGAGTATCAGGCTTCATGGTAAAGAAAGGGACAAATGACTACAGCAAATGTAGATAGCAAGAACCGTGCAGCCTGGATGAAGGCTGGCGTAGCAGTAGAAGCAAGCAGCGCATCACAGGTAGCAGAACAAGCAGGACTTAACTGGACTGTCTCTCTATCTGATATGCACACAGAACAGTTTATGCATGTACCAAACAAGCAGGCTGTTGTAAAGAAAGCAGATGGAAAAGAGTCAGTCATTGGTGTAGTAGGTAACAAGTATAAAGTCTTCCAAAATGGTGAAGTCTTTAGTTGCCTTGACGGCTTGATTGATTCAGGTGATGCTCGCTATGCAGCAGCAGGTGAGTATGACGGTGGTGCAAAGGTATGGATGCTGATGTCGCTGCCAAAAGAAATGGAAGTTAAGGGTGACCCACACGCTGCGTTCTTGCTAGCCAAGACCAGTCATGATGGTTCATCATCAGTAAGTATCCGCCCTATTATCGAACGATTGTGGTGTCATAACCAAATCAATCGTATCTATCGTGCCAAGAACAAAGCACACACATACACACTGCGTCATACCCAGAACTCAGTGTTATCAGTATCCGATATACGAAACATCCTTGACCTAACCTACGCTAGCATTGATGAGTACAGCAATCTTGCTAACCATCTTATGCAGCGTGAGGCAACAATCAACCAAGCAACTGAGTACTTCAAAAAGGTGTGGGCTTTACCGTCCAAGATAGAGAACGCACCCCTACATCTACTCAGCAAGGGTGAAAAGAATGCTAAGTCCCGTGCCCTCAATGCACGGCAGAAAGCATTTGCTATCTATTCAGATAGCCCAACACAAGAGAACATTCGCCACACAGAGTTTGGTTTATGGCATGCAGTTGTAGAATATGCTGACCATTACTCTCAGAAAGATGCTAGTATTGCTACCCTTGCAGGGCGCAATGATGGCATCAAACTAAGAGCACTAGAACTAGTCGGAATCTAAGGAGAATCGTGTACCTAAATCCAATAACAGTAGACGGCATTACCTACAACTTCACTGAGGAATCATTGAAGGAACTAATTAAAAGTGAGACTGCAGCCAAGTTAAGACTTGAGTCAGTCCAACTTGAAGCACAAGAAACATATAGAAAGATTGCATCTTTGCGTAGCAGAGTGTATGATTTCTTTTCTGAAGCATTTGATGATGGTTCAGATGAAGCAACAGTTGCACGTGATGACGTCAACGAATTGCTTGAGTCAATCGGTTCAGACATACTCACTACAACTTGGTCAGCAACTGTAGAGATTACAGTTACTGTTGTTGGTATCAAGGCTACCTCCCCTGAGGAAGTTGAAGATATCATTACGGACAACATCGAAGTCAGCGGCTACGACTTAGAGTTGCACGACCCAGATGTACGAGTACAACATATCGAGCGAGAATAACTATCATCAGCACACGCTATCTAGCACATGGGACTTTGTTCATTTCGACTATGTGTTAGACTTGGGGATGGGTGGTCCCGCCATCTGCGAACACGGGACACTACTAAACAAGGAGACAAATGCCAGTAGAAATTGAAAGAGATAGATACGGAAGACCGCTAGTCATTCCTCCTAGTGGTGGTAAAGCAATTGCATATACCCGTGCTACCACTATAGCCAACAGTCTTGATGATGCTTCAGCATTAACCGCATGGAAAATGCGGATGGCAGCAATAGGTTTAACCAGCAGACCAGACTTACTGCTAGCCATTGGTGTAGCAGCAGACAACAACAAATTAGTTAATGCATACATTGAAGAAGCAATGGAAGTTGCAGGTGCTAGCAAAGCAGCAACAATTGGCACAGCCATCCATGCATTAACAGAAAAACTAGACTTAGGTTTAGAGTTAGGTGCAGTACCAGAACAATGGATGCCAGACATTCTTGCATACCAAAAAGCAACCAGCATACTTACTAAGATTTATATCGAACAATTCACAGTGCTAGACAAGTTTAAAATTGCTGGCACACCAGATAGAGTTGTTGAATACAAAGGCGAAAGGTTTATTGCAGACCTAAAGACAGGTCGCATTGACCATCCAAATAACATTGCTATGCAGTTAGCAATCTACGCTAACGGCTCGCCGTACATGATAGATACGGCGACCCGTGGCACATGGGGCGACATCAACAAAGAAAAAGCAATCATCATTCATGCCCCAGCAGGGACAGGAACTTGCAAGTTAGTATGGATTGACATCAAAGAAGGATGGAAAGGTGTACAATTTGCAATGAAAGTAAGAAAGTGGCGAGACCAAAAGGGTTTGGCTACTCCATTTGAGCAAGGAGAAGATAGTGCCTAGTACAGAAGCACCAATCAGTATCACAGTAAAGACACCAGCAGGTAGTCTTGTCACAGTCCGTGCAGAAAGCGGAGAAGAACTAGACAATATTGTTGCACTATCAGTGCACGCTATTGCATCAGCAGCAACAGAACTAGAAGCAGCAGTGCGTGGTGCAACACCAGCACCAGCAGCACAACCAGTTATGTCAGCAGCATCAGTTGCCGCAGCATTAGGTGGCAACATCATTGAAACACCAGCCCCAGTTGCAACAGCACCAACAATTGGTGGGCGTTCATGTCCACATGGAAAGATGACAGCAATCCAAGGTATGGGTAAAGATGGCAGACCATATAAAGGTTGGTTCTGCCCAGCACCGAAGGGTGCATTTGATAAGTGTAAGAACCAGTATGTTGCTAACACATCACCAGAGTGGAACACATTCGTTCCAGAACAGATTAAGTGAAAACACTTAGACGCTCTATAAACAAAGCAGAGGTAGGCGGAGAACCACTTCCGCCTGCCTTTGCTGCATTTGAGAGAGCAGGAATTATCCTGCGTAGAGCAGAGGTAACTGTTATTGCAGGCACTCCAGGTGCAGGCAAGTCATCCGTTGCATTGGCTATTGCTGCTAAAACAAAACATCCTACACTTTACTTTTCAGCAGATACCAATGCACATACGATGGCTATGCGCTTGATTGCCATGACTGGCAAGATGACACAGGCAGCAGCAGAACAACTACTAAAGCGCGACCCTGCTAGGTCGCACGAAATACTACAACTCAACAACCATTTGTTCTGGTCCTTTGAATCTAGCCCTACACTCAAAGATTTAGATGATGAAGTCTCAGCCTTTGAAACAGTATGGGGTAAGTCGCCAACCCTTATAGTTGTAGACAACCTAATGGATGTAGCAATGGATGGATACGATGAGTTCGGTGCAATGCGTGCCGTTATGAAAGAACTCAAGTATCTAGCCAGAGATACCAATGCAGCAGTGTTGGTACTACACCATACAAAAGAAGGATTTGATGGCTATCCTTGCCAGCCACGCAGCGCAGTGCAGGGCATGGTCAATCAAATTCCAGCAATGGTTTTAACTATTGGTCAGATGAAACAGGGTGACGACACATACTTATGTGTGGCACCAGTCAAGAACAGATACGGTAGAGCAGACCAAACAGGTAGCAATTATGTTAGCCTATCTTTTAGTCCAGACTCTATGTATCTAGAGGATGTACCAGTCAGGTATCAACAGGAAGAGGTAATGTAATGCCAAAGTATAGAGTGACATACTCACAATATAAAGTAAAAGTTATTCGCGCTTCTTCATTAGCAATAGCAGAAGAACGTGCAAAGAAAGCAGAAACAGGTAGATGGGAACTAACAGAGGTTAGGGACGAACCACAAGAATGAGTACACCAGCCAAGCGTAAAGGCAGCAAAGCCGAAGCAGATGCAGTTAAATGGCTAAAGGCTAATGGTTTTCCTTATGCAGACCGCAGAATAGCAGGAGCACAGTTAGACAAAGGCGATATCAGCGGTGTCAATGGAGTAACTATTGAGGTTAAAAACCATGTCCGCATGGACTTGAGCGCTTGGATTAAAGAACTAGAAGTAGAAATGAAAAACGATAATGCATGGACAGGAACTGTTCTGCATAAGCGTAAGGGTAAATCAGATGTTGGTGAGTGGTATTGCAGTATGCCAGCCAGCGTATGGCTAGCCCTGATTAGGAAGGTGTTAGGTGAAACATAGTATCGCAGACTATCTACGCTATATAGGCGCAGCCGTTCCTGCTGAGGGACACGGCTGGCGCAAAATCAAATGCCCATTCCACAGCGACAGTCATGCATCAGCAGGTATTAACTTTGAAGAAGAAAGATTTAAATGCCACGGCTGTGGTGTTAGTGGAGATGTATACGATTTAATTATTCACAGGGAAGGAGGCACATACCGTGAGGCTATCAAATTCGCACAGACAATTTCTCTTGCAGGCAACGCACCAGTACGCCAGTCAGATTCATCTAGCAACAGACTACCTAGCAACACGCAATCTATCGGTAGAAGAGGCGCAACGCTTTCATCTTGGAGTGGTAAAGGACGCTCTTCCAGGTCATGAGCAGTACCTCAATAGACTAGCAATACCGTACATCACACCGTCAGGTGTAGTTGATATTAGATTCAGAGCATTAGGTAATGTAGACCCAAAGTATATGGGTATGCCAGGTGCTAAGACCAGCATGTTTAATGCACAAGCAGTGCTAACAGCATCAGACTATATCTGTGTGACTGAAGGCGAGATAGATTGCATAACAGTATCTGTTAAAACACCACATCCAGCCGTAGGTATTCCAGGTGCAAACAACTGGAAGCCATTCTATTCCAAGATATTAGATGACTTTGATACAGTAATTGTTTTAGCAGATGGTGATTCAGCAGGTATGGATTTTGGCAAGAAGGTTAGCCGAGAGTTAGGTAATGTTAATATAGTTCAGATGCCAGAGGGGCATGATGTTAATAGCATAGTAATGCTAGAAGGAGCGGAGTTTATTAATGAACGAATCCGAAAATGCCTTTCTGAATAATGGCGATGAGGTATGGGATTTTATTAAAGATAACCCCAGATACATAGGCATACCAATCTCTAAGCGCCAAGGACTAGACATCCTTAATGCGTTACGAGATGTATGGGTAGCCAATAAGAATGACCATGAACAGGCTAACAAAATGCTAACTATGTTGGCAGCCGTGCTTGTATCAGCAGAAGCAGGACTGGGTGAAGAGATAGTAGAAGAAGTGTTAGTACAAGAAGCAATGATGGATTTTGAAGAGCAGGCTAAGGAGATACTAGATGAAAAACCTTAATGACTTTGAAGATATTCTTAATGAACTACGTATTATTATGGTACGTAAGCATCAAGACTATGGTCCATTTAACATAGCCAATGCTCCAGGTGGTGCAATGAACGGGCTGCTTGTGCGTATGCACGACAAGATGGCACGATTAGAAAACCTTTACTACAAAAGTAGCGACACGCCCAACTATGAAAGTATTGCCT